AAATATTAGCAACTGCATTTGATGCTGCTGCTTTCATTTCATCGTTATAATGTACGTAGGTTTTCATAACCATTTGTGGTGTATCACCTAGTAGTGATGATACAGTTTTTACATCTAGTCCATTCGCTAATAGCTTTGTAGCATAGGTATGTCTAAGGTTATGTGCTGATAGGTTATCTCCAAATCGTTTTAAGTAAGTGTTTATTTGCCATTTAACACCATTCTTTTTATATGGGTTTAATACAAGGTCATGTTCAAACTCTAACTCATGTGATTTATACTCTATAAGTATATTCTCCAGTATAGGCGGAATTGGCAAAAATCGCACCGAATTGGCAGTTTTTGTTTTCTCAAAGGTGATTGCACCTTTGAGTAGTGAAAGTTGCTTATTGACGGAAATTTGGCGATTTTCTAGGGATATATCGTTCCAAGTTAAACCATATACTTCACTAAACCTCATGCCAGTATATCTAGCTATTTGTAAAAAGTAATAGGCTTGTGGATATTTCTCACGCATATACTTGGCGAATTGGTTTAAATCTTCATCAGAGATTGTGTGGATCATACTTTTTCGCTCAATGCGTGGCAACCTAACACCAATACATGGGTTATCTGAAATTATCTTATATGGGTTGATAGCTATATAGAATATCCGACTAACTACTTTATAATATGTGTTAATGGTAGTAGGTGATGTAACCATTTTATTTACTACGTTCTGAATGTGTAGCGGTTTAATATCAGACAATTTCATATCGTGAATTGATTTATAAGCACATATAGCGTGATTGTACATAACTAAAGTACTATGCGCAATGTGCGCCTTTTTTATTTCAAGGAACATATCCGCAAATTCCTTGAATGTTAATTCTTTCAATTCTGTATCTTTGGTGAGTAGTGCGGTTTTGTCTAATTCTTTAACTATAACGTGTCCGTATTCCTTAGCCTCACGTTTTGTTTTGAACCCTTGTTTAGATTTCTGTTTCCATTTGTAGCCGTCTTTGTACGCTACAATGATTTGAAAACCTTTATCTTTTTTTCTGATAGTGAAATTGTATTGCATAATTCACCTCATAATATATGTGTGTAGAAGTTAATACCCTCAAACTCAATTTCCCTAGCGTGTGCCATGCGTTCGATTAAATCAATATGAGCATGACTATACATATCATCATTTAATATATGACCTATCTCATGTAGTATACCTTTTCGTTGTACATCAATAGGCTTATCACTATTAACGAGAATGGTATAAGTACCATCATCGTTTAGTTTTAATACCGCAGTTTGTGTAGGTCTTAACTTAGTGTAAATCAAAACTATGTTCATAATACTTAACCCCCTTATGGGGATATTGTACATAAAAGAATGTGTATAAAATTCCTCATTATTTACTTGTTATTAAACTGAACAACCAAACTAAAACAGAAGTAAGCCATATAGACATTGAAGAAACAATACCTATACTTAATATAAAGTTGGGTTTGTAATTAACAAATAATACATTTAGTAGAATTGAAATGATTAGCCACGGAACAAAAACTCCATAAGGTTTGTTTTGTTTTGAATATAATAATACAAATAATATAGTGGCTATGATACCTACAATTCCAGCAATAGTAGGATAGCCAAAGAAATAAGCCACTATAGATATAACAGATAATAGCAATTCCATATTATTTACCCTCACGTTTCTTTAACATTTCAATAGTGTTTATTACAAATTCAATATCATCTTTGGACATATTCTTACTAGCATCGAATAATAGTCTAAGATTAGGGTTATCTTTTACGGCTTGTGCATATTCTGAAACTTCACGATCTTCATAATATTTCAAACCCATTAATTCTTCAGGTGTAGTATTTAATGCCTTAGCGAAAGCAAATATTTTAGATTGAGATAAATCTACTTTACCGCTTTCAATCTTTGCAATACTGGTTCTATCTTTATATCCAACTCTTTTCGCTAATTCATCTTGCGACATTTTCAGGTTTTCTCTTAATGTTTTTATATTGTCGTATAGTGTCATGTCAAATCACCTCTTAACGCTATTATCTATTATGATTTTAAATGTAATGTGAAATAAAATCAACTTTTATAATAAAAAGTGTTGACACGTATTCACCATGATGTTATATTATGAGTGTGAAAGAAATTCACACAACAAAAAAACATAAAGGGGGTGTAGAATGAACATCTTAAAACAAATCATTGACGATAAAGGATATAAGTTATCCTATGTTGCAAGTGAACTAAGCCTTACTAGAGAGGGCTTATATAAGAAGTTGAGAGGTGATACAGAGTTTAAAGCATCTGAAATTGCAAAGCTAGTAGAACTATTAAAGTTATCTAGCAAAGAAACTAGAGAAATTTTTTTTAAATAAGATAGTGAATTAAATTCACACAAGGGGATGAGATATGGATAGCCTTGTATATACAGTTGAACAAGTAGCCGAACTGTTACAAATCTCAACAACATCTGTATACAACCTAAGAAATGATGGAAAGCTAACACAACTGCCAAATATAAGCGGTGTGAAGTTTAGCAAAAGAGAGGTTGAGGCATTAGCTGGTGTTGAAGATGAATATAACGCAATCGGTTATAGAAAACTACAAAGCGAGGTGGAAAGCCTAAGAAAAGAAAATCATAAGTTAAAGAGTGAAATAAAAAAAATCACCAGCCAAATGCTAGTGATCGTAGGAGAAGATTTAAATGATTAAGTTGTGTTACGCACTACGAACAATAACAGGGTTACTTGCTATTGGTGCGGTAGGAAGTATAGAACTAGACCAAATAGGCTTATGGACTGGTTTTTTACAAATGATGTTAGGTATAACCACATGGCTATTAACCAGCTATTGGCTAGATGAATGTAAGATTTATGAAAATAAAAAAGTCCGCTAGTGAAAAGTAGAAGAAGTTTAGCGGACTTGGTAGAGAGTATGTGAAATATCTCTACTTGTATTTTAACACAAGGAGAAATTGAATGCCAAGTTTATACGAATTGAGTAAAGATTATAAAGAATTACAAGCAATGCTTGAAGTAGCAGAAACAGATGAGGATATGGAAGCAATTCAAAATACATTGGATATGCTGGATTGCAGCATTGATGAAAAAATTGAAAATACTGCAATGTTTATCCGCAACATCAAAGGCGATATTCAAGCGTTCAAAGATGAAGCAAAACGGATGCAGGCAAAAGCAAAAACGTTGGAAAACATGACTGAACGATTAAAGAACAATATTGATCATGTCATGAAAGAAAACCAATTAACAGAAAAGAAAGTTGGACAATTCAAATGCTACTACAAAGAAAGCGAAACAGTAGAAATTGACAACTTGGATGCATTGCCTGATGAGTTTAGAAAAGTAACAATCGCAGCTGATAAGGTGGCAATCAAAAAAGCTATCAAGAACGAACAAGAAGTAGCTGGTGCAAGAATTGAAAAGCATCTTAATTTACAGATTGGTTAGGTGAAACATGGAATTTATTGAAAAAATAGTAGCTATTCAGTCAGAATTAAAAGCACCTAAAGGGCAATACAATTCCTTTGGTAAATACAATTACCGCAGTTGCGAAGATATTTTAGAGGGTGTCAAACCTCTACTTACTAAACACGGATTAGTACTAACCATCCAAGATAGTATCGATTTAATCGGTGATAGGTTCTACGTTAAAGCAACCGCAACTATTACAGATGGGAAAGAGCAATTATCAACAAGTGCATACGCAAGAGAAAGCCTTGATAAAAAAGGTATGGATGCATCACAAGTAACTGGTGCTACATCCAGTTATGCTAGAAAGTATGCCCTTAATGGATTGTTAGCGATTGATGATACAAAAGATGCTGACACAATGGACAATAGCAAAAAGCCAATACAACAAACACAAGAAACTGTATATAACTGGAACTCATTAAAAGCTAGAGCCGTACAAGGTGGTATCAGCGAAGAAGAGTTAGTGCATTATGTAACGGAAACATTCAAAGTAAGCAAGCCGTCAGAACTAAAGCAAGAGCATTACCAACAAGCGTTTAATTGGGTTAATGCTAAAAGGCACGCACAACGATGAAGTGGACAGATATAAAAGGATATGAACAATTTTATCAAGTTAGTGATACTGGGTTAATCAGGTCTAAAGACAGAAAGGTTAGGTGTGGTAACGGGGTTTTACTAAGAAAAGGAAAATTATTAAAACCACAAGCTAATTCACGAGGGTATTTAAGAGTTTGCCTTTCAAATGGTGTTGTAAAAAAATATCATTTTGTACACAGAATGGTTGCTAGTCATTTTTGTTTTAAGCCTAAAGGTTGTGATGTGGTTAATCACAAAGATTTTAATTACAAAAACAATAAGGCTGAAAATTTAGAATGGACAACAACTTATGGAAATTTTAGATACTCATTTGATAGAGGTAGGTTTGATTATACAAAAGAACGGAGATTGAAACTTAAAAATTCTTTAATTAAAAAAACAGGAAAACCTATAAAAGGTGAAAATATACAAACTGGAGATGTAAAACAATATAAATGCTTAAACGATTGCAAGTATGACGGATTTCAAACATCTTGTGTTAGTCAGTGTTGTAACGGAATAAGGAAAAGTCATAAAGGTTATAGATGGTGGTTTGAATGAAGTTTACAACAAAAGGTGTCAATTTAATTAAAACAATTGGTTATCAACTTGTCATTCCTGTAAGCGGTAACAATGATCTATCTAAAATTTCGCCTGACATTGAATACGAGATAACTATACAAAAAAGAAAAAATAAACGAAGTCTAAATGCCTCAGCATATTGCTGGGTTCTATGTCAGAAGATTGCAGTCGAATTAAGCAAAAATAGTTACACAACAAAAGAGGATGTGTACAAAAAGGCTATTAAGGATTGTGGACACTTTACATATGTTCCAGTCCGAGAAGATGCAGTTGAACGCTATATAACAATATGGCAAGCACACGGAATAGGGTGGATAGCCGAAGATGCAGGCGAATGTAAAAGTATCAAAGGTTATCACAATATAATGTGTTACCACGGAAGCAGCGTATATAACACAAAAGAAATGGCAAGACTTATTGATTGTCTAACAGATGAATGTAATCAATTGGGTATTCAGTTAGAACCTAGTGAGTACATCCAATCTCTTATAGAGGGGTGGGAGAGTGAACAAACGAAAAAGGAATGATGATAAACTCTATAAAATTACAAGACCGAAAGCTATCGAACGAGATAGTATAGACGGCTATCCATGTTGCGTAATATGTGGCGCACCTGCAACGGAAGTACATCACATATTGCCTAGGGGTAGAGGCGGTACAAGTAAATTAAACAACCTAGCGTGTTTGTGTAGATATTGTCATGAAAATTTAGCACATGGAGTATTTGCAAAAGAAACAAAACGGAAGCTAGAAGCGATCATCAAAGAAAGGACAGAACAATATGAAGGGAATTAATGTAGTTGAATTATATGTATTTAAACGTATTGAAAAACTAGAACAAGAAAATGGTAGTTATAAATTACACGAAAAGGAAATTGCAGAATTAAAAGATGTATTAGATGTAATACATCACGTTAATCACGATAAACAAAAACAAGATGCCAATAAAATTGATGCATTTGTTTATAGCCTAAGCAAACTTAATGAACATTTTGCAGATGTGGAAGAAGATTAGCCTATGGCAGAACGCAGAATGATGTCAAAGAAAATTATTGACACAGATAAGTTTTTAGATATGCCACAAAGCACACAAAACTTATACTTTCACTTGCTATTGAGGGCTGATGATGACGGCTTTATTCAAAGTCCTAAAAGCGTAATGCGTATCACAGGGTGTAAAGATGATGACTTAAAACTTTTAATTGCCAAAGAATTCTTAATCAGATTTGATACTGGTGTTATCGTTATAAAACATTGGAGAATACACAATTATCTACGTGTTGACAGGTACAACAAGTCAGAACTACCAGAAGTAAAACAGGTTCAACTTGTAGATAAAGTGTACGAATTAAACGGCGGTACTACCATTGGTACTACCATTGGTATACCAATGGTTACCGAAATGGATACACAGATAAGAATAGATAAGAATAGATTAGAAGAGAATAGAGAAGAAGATATATGTAGTCCTGCAAAACAGGACGATACACCAAAAGAAGTGTATGAAATCATTGATTATCTCAATCTCAAAACAGGTAAATCATACAAACATACAACAAAGAAAACACAATCCTTGATTAAAGCAAGACTGAATGAACACTTTACTGTTGACGACTTTAAGAAAGTCATAGATAACATGTGTGCTAAATGGATAGGTACTAAATGGGAAGAATATCTAAGACCTAATACATTATTTGCTGGTAAGTTTGATGATTACTTGAACCAAACACCGACTAAATCAGAAACAAGGGAACGCATAGACAATGTAAATGCATTGTTGAAACAGTACGAAAAAGAGGAAAGGATAACTAATGAGCAAGGCTGATACATTAAAAGCCATTAGACCGATAACAGTTATGTATAGAGATACGCTTGATGCTGAAAAGCTAGAGGGATATGTAATGATGCTTGGAGATTATCCACCTGCAATATTGCATAGAGCGGTTATCAAGACGATACAAGAAAGCGAATTTCTACCAACAGTTGCAGCGATTAGAAAAAACGCTGATAAGTTAAACCGATATGTCAAAGCAGAAAAAGACGAATTGACGGCACAAGAAGCATGGGAAGTTGTAAGACGAAAGGCAAGTAGTGTTGGTTATGAAAGAGGATTGAATGAATTACAAGGTAACGTATTAACTGCAGCAAAAACAATTTGGAGTAGCTTCGACCCTCAAAACGGAAAAGATTATAACGAAACATCGTGTAGATCACAATTCATTAAATGCTACGAGCAACTAACAGAAAGAAAAGCAAAAAACGATGAACTTGCTTATCTGATTAAAGATGATGGCTTGTTGCTTGCAGAAAAGATGAAAAACGAGGAAGAGCGAAAACAAATAGAAGCAGGCAATGCACAAATCAAAATGCTACCTAACGGCCATTTGATTGAAACAGTTAAAGCGGAACGTAAACTTGTAGATTTGAATGAAGTCTTAAACAACGCTGACATATCTGACAAGGGCAAAGACTTGCTGAGAAGCGTAATAGGGAGATAGTACATGGAATACATGGGAAGTATAAAAGTAGAGTTTGATATTAGCACCAATATTAATGCAGAAACAGAGGGGCAAGCGTGGCACAAACTGCATCAAATCGTAGACTACTTACAAGATAATGTAACAATCGATTGCAAGTTAGGTGATGAATACGATGTGAGCGTTGATGAGTGCAACGTAGAACCAAATTATATAAGTGAGTACTAGGAATGAAGAAAAAACACAAGATGGCAATCCTAATCGAAATACCGCTCAATGTGGAAACTGAGCAGGAAGCATCAGAGCAAATGTCAATGCTAATGCAAGCGAACGCAAAAGAGTTTGAATGTATGCATGACATGATAAGAACATACAAAGGCAAGATTAATATTGAAAGGAAGTTAATTTAATGAATAGTGTACAAATTCTAGGCAATCTAGCACGTGATCCAGAATTACGTTTTACAAAAACAGGTAGAGCCGTAGCGACTTTCACAGTAGCTGCTACAAATACTTATGTTGACTCTACAACGAATGAAACAAAAGAACAAACGGCTTTCATTAATTGCGTAGCATGGGGCAAAACTGGCGAGGCGGTTGGCAATTGCAAGAAAGGGGAACGATTACTCGTAAATGGCCGTATTCAAACTCGGTCATACGATACGCAAGATGGGCAAAAACGATACGTTACGGAAGTAGTATCCGATTTTGTTGGAAAAAAGCTTGATGGCGGTTTTGATGATGCTAGTAATTTTGATGGTTTTGAACAACCGCAAAATGAAAATATTCCGTTCTAAGAGGTGAGAAAGATGAAACAATTTAAAATTACAGGATACGCAAAAATTGGTTTTGAAAAAATTGTAGAGTGTGAAAGCCAAGAAATGGCTAACCAACTAGCCGATTTAATCGAACGTGCAACAGATGTAGATGATAGTGATATGAATGATTGGATTGATGAAGTAGAGGTTGAAGAAGTGGAAGAGTTAGAGGAATAGAAATGTTAGTCAAAGATAGAACAAAATATTGCTGGGTTGACAATGGAAGAGCTGGCGAACCGCAAGATAGTATTAAAGATGCAATAGCGGATTATTTAGAATACATCAGTTATTTTGATGATGTTGCTCGCAATCGTGATATTGAATGGGTACGTGTTGGACACCCTTATCATTACGTTCCAGAGATTGATAGTGAACGAGTACTTTGGAATTTAATTGAATATGATATGGATGATGAAATTAAAGAATGGTCAGACGATTACTTGAACGATGTAAAGAAAGAGCATATTGAAGAACTAAGCGAAGAACTAACAAAAGTATTCCGAGCATGGGAGAAGAAATATGGGTTCGAAAATCGTGCATATGTAGTTATGGAAACTGAGCAGTATCGCATTGGTGATTACATCGACAAATAGGGATATGGATTATGAAAGTACCATGTAAGGAGCGACTATATAGGAGATGCACATATGGGGATTATTTGATGATGGTAATGGTTGTTATCGTCAAGCGGTAAATGAATATAACATGAATATGGGGGGGCAGCACACAATAACATCAATAGGAATTGGTGATGCGTGTATCAATCAAGATTTAGCAGTTAATACGCTGCATAAACCAAATGCACTATGGGAACAGTTGGACAAGCTAGATAGACCTGATGTAATTCTAGCTAGCCCACCATGTGAAAGCTGGAGCGTGGCAAGTGCGATGAAAGGTGGTAACGCTTGCTGGAAACAAGAAAAGGACATGACTATCAATCTGTTCGGTGAATACGAACAGGGCAGTAAATTCACAATCAGAAATCACATTGATTATGAAAATTACCAATTCAAGTATGATAAGTCATTTCTAACACGTATCAATGGTGAGATGTGCATATACAACACATTGAAAATCATTGAGCGGTATCAACCTAAAGTATTCGTGATTGAAAACCCAGCATATGGGCGGATATGGGAATACATCAAAAATGTAATAGGGTTTGATGTTCCTTATGAGAATTTAACCTATTACAACAACTATGATTACCCAGTTAAAAAACCAACAAAGTTTGGTAGCAATATTGATTTAAAGTTGTTGAAAGACGATATAAAAAACACGATTAAATTCAACAAACTAAACACAACTGGTGTTAATCGATATAACACAAGGTCGCATATTCCGTTGGAGCTGGTGAAAGACATTCTGAATAGATGTGAACAATATGTAGAGGGGGTGAGTGTTTGACAGAGCAAGATATTCAATATGCGTTAGGGCAACATTTGTTTCTTAAAAATATATGCATACCTAATGTAATGATGAGGGATAGCGGAAAGCCGCCTTATGAGGCTGACTTTGTATACTTCAATATAAACACTTTGCACTTAACAGAAGTTGAAATCAAAACGGATATAAATGATTTCAGAAATGATTTCAAGAAAGCACGTTATCATGATAATCACAATGTGATGTATCTGTATTACGCAATACCAAGAGATTTGTATGATGATCATTATGAAACGATTGATGAATTGCTTGGTGATGCTGGTCTAATCTTAATTGATGAAATAGATACATTTGATTTTAGAGGTAATATTTATGAGTTTGGTGGCTTTGTAAAAAAGGCTAAACGAATAAAGGGTTCTGTTAAATTGAATGAACAAGAAAAAGAATATTATATGCGAATTGGGTGTATGAAGTGGGTGAATAGATAATGCCAATAAATAGCAAACAAAAAGGTGCTAGGGGCGAACGAATGTGGCGAGATGTGTGTAGGTCGCATGGGTTTGATAAAGTCCGAAGAACTGCACAATATTGTGGTAATACAGGTGATGCAAGCGACTGTGTAGGTTTACCAAATATACATCAAGAGGTGAAGTTTGTGGAAAACCTCAACGTGCGTAAAGCATATGAGCAAGCTGAACACGATGCAATAGCTGCAGATAATGGCGATATGCCTATAGTAGCTTGGAAAAAGAGTAATAAGCCTTGGTTAGTGGTGTTGAGTGCGGATGATTTCTTCCGCATCTATAAGGAAAGTGAATGGAGTGAGGAACATGGCAGTTAATATGAGTGAGTTTGTTCCTGATAATAACTTAAATTGGCTTGCGTTAGCAGCTTGTGTTTACGGAAATATAAGTGCTGGCAGAGCGTTATGTTGTTTGGGTTTGAAAGGTACAAAACCACAGAAAACATATACACGTGCAAGTGAGTTGGATGGAAATTCATTATTAAAAATGCATCAAGCTGGAATGTCATTAAGGGCAATGAGTTATCAAGTTGGTGCTGATTATAAAACAGTCAAACGTGCATTGATGATGTTAGGAGTGGAATTTTGAAAGAAAAAATGAAAGTAAAGTTGGTTAGTGAATATGCACAACTACCAACAAGAGGTAGTGAAGATGCAGCTGGGTTAGATTTGTATTGTCCGTTTCATATCAAAGTGCCTGCTGATAGTCAAAAGAAAATTCCGTTAGGGGTGGCGGTAGAGATACCGAAAGGACACATGGGGTTATTAGTGCCACGAAGTAGTATGAGTAAAACACCTCTAAGATGTGCAAATAGCGTAGGTATTATTGATGCTGACTATAGAGGTGAATTGAGTATTGCATATGAAAATGTATCTTGTAGCGATTACATGATATTTAGAGGTGATCGCATCGCACAATTAATCATCGTACCAGTAGCAATGGTCGATGTATTAGAAGTCGATGACTTGAGCCGAACAGAAAGAGGTGCTGGCGGATATGGCAGCACAGGCAAATAAGTTTAATAAATTAATTAACATAAAAGGAGAATTTAACATGAACAACAAATTAGTATTAGCAACAATGGTTATGGCAACAATCACAGGTAGCACATTTGCAAATGGTTTAGTAGTAGGTCAAGTAGAACCGAATACTACTGCACCAGTAGTTAGCGGTTACAACTCCGCAGCGTTAGGTGTGAATACAGTAGTTACTGGCACAAGTACAATCGTTTTAGGTCGAGATAATAAAGTTAGCGGTAACGATACAACTGTTATCGGTTCTAACAACGGAACAGTAAGTGCTAACCAAACTACAATCATCGGTTACAACAACAAAACAAATAGCAACCAAGAGCAAGTGGTAATCGGTGCTAACTCCGAAACCGCAGGTCAGGGTGCAACAGTAATCGGAACGCACGGCAAAGCTACTGCATGGGATGCTTACGCAGTAGGTAACAATACAATCGCAGATAAAAGTAACAGCGTGGCACTAGGTACTAATTCCGTTACAGATGATGCAGTACCAACAAAACAAGTAGTATTGAATGGGGTAACCCATGTGTTCGCTGGGGAAAACCCTCAATCTGTAGTGAGTGTAGGTTCTAAAGATAGAGCAGGTTTTGGTGGTGTGAAGTACTATAACCGCCAAATTACTAATGTAGCAGCTGGACAAGTTGATGCAGCATCTACAGATGCAGTAAATGGCAGTCAGTTGTACGCTGCCTACGATGAAATCGCATCTATGGGTGCTAAGTTAGCGAAACACGATAAAGATATTAAGTGCTTGAATATCCGTGTAGACCGCAATGTAAATAACATCAAGAATTTAACCGCTAAGGTGGATAACAATTACACAACGATTACTAACTCTATCAACGCAACAAACGAGCGTATAGGTGCAAATTCTAAAGCCATTCAAGATAATAGAGCGTTAATCAATGCTAATACAGATGCTATCAAAGTAAATGCTGGCAATATCAAAGCAAATACAGATGCTATTAATCGTCATGAAACAGTAATTAACAATCATGCAACGATCATTAATAACCATGAACAGACTTTGGTAGACCATGCGAACGTGTTGGAAAATCATGAAAACCGCATCGAAAGCCTAGAACGTGGTATGACACGAAATGTAGAACGTGAAATTGGTAAAGCTGGTGCAGCGAATGCAGCATTATCCGCACTTCATTATCTAGGCTATAACAAAGACGATAAAATGACATTCTCCGTCGGTTATGGTCATTACAAAGGACATAGTGCAGTAGCGTTAGGCGGTTTCTATGCACCAAATGAACACGTAATGTTTAGCTTAGGCGGTACACTTGGTTCTGAAAAAATGGTAAATGCTAGTGTGAACTTCAGATTAGGCAAAGGTTCTGAATATGAGTTGAACCACAAAGGCAAAATCAAAGAACTTGAAACATTGGTTACTAAGTTAGTAGCGGAAGTGGAAGAATTAAAAGCTGGTAAATAGTTTATAAAGGATATAGGCGGTGAAATATCCGCCTTATCATAAGAGGTTGATATGACAGGTTATCAAAATTTTTTAGTAGCAATGATTGCGGTATTACAAATTGCGATGGTTAGTTTAATTTGTGATGATGGAGATGTAACGTTAATTGTATTAGGTTTAACAATATTATTTTTGTTTTTCATGCTCGTTACAACGATGGTAGGTGTAATATGATTGATTTTGAATTACTATCAAGTGCTTTAACAATAGTGAGTGGAAACGATATTTACAAACCCATTATTGAACATGGAACGGACGGTATCTTTGCTAGATATTGTATAAATGGTGTAAACATTAAAGTAATGATAAGTATGTTTGATTTGAGAAACGGACGAATATCGTTAGAAGAATATACAAGATTAATACGAAGAAAAGCGATTGTTGAATATATAGAATTTGTTGAAAATGAACGTAAAGAAGAGTGGAACAATGCGTTGAAACAATGGAATGATAAGAAAAATGACGAACTATAGCGGTTACGTAGAACACTCCGACTTTTACATCGCACCTCAAAGCTATAAAGATGCATTTGATTTCTTGTGCCAGCTTACAGTAGAGAGTGAAGAGGATGTGTTCTATATAGGTAAAGTAAGAGAAAGCATTGATGATTTTGAAATATATGATGTAGTTGAATTTAGATGGAATGAGGATAGAGGAGCGTGGGTACAGTATGATCACAGATGAAAAAGGTATGGAGTGGCTGTTTCAAAAGCTATATGATGCTGGATGGAGATATATTGTTGCGGATAATTACGACAACATATACCTAACGAATGAAAAGCCAGTCATGTTTGATGATGTGGATGAAGTACGGATAAGTAGTTGTGAAAAGCGTATTGGTGCAACTGGGTTTATAAAAATACTGCCTAAGCTAAAACCAAATGAGGTATTTAGCATCGAAGAAGAATTAGGCATTGTTGATTGGTCTAAAGTAAAGGTTGATACACCTGTATTAGTTAGAGATTTTGAAAATCAAGATTGGAAAAAACGATATTTTGCATTTTTTGATGATGAATTAATATATACATGGGATGGTGGTGCTACATCTTGGAGCGTAAAAAACAAAGATGCAATACCTTGGAAATACGCAAAACTAGCAGAGGTATAAACATATGGCAGAAAATTTAATTTCAGTTGGAATGATATTAGGTATTTCCCCTATTTTAGCAGTATTTTTAAATGATGCATTTGATACTTTTGAAGAGGGATGTGTGCGAATGCTATTTGTACAGGCGATAATTGGTGTTATATTAATCATTTTTGGGGCAGGTGTTATGTTGGGTGGTGAGTAATATTTGAGTGAACTAGACGAAAAGCAACTAATAGAAAAGGCGGTTGAGTACCTACAACCAGTTAAGTTGATTGATGTACAGATAGCATCTATTAAGGAAGAAATCAATCAACTACGAGCAAACCTTACATCTATAGGTGCGATTGATTACAGTAAGGATAGGGTTACAGGCGGTGGAACTCCACAAGGCTTAGAGGTTAGTGTATCAAGATTTATGGATACAGTCGCAGAACGTGATAAACGAATTGATGAGTTATCTAAACTAAAATGCGATGCGATCAATAGAATTGATGCACTAGACGAAAAGCTGGGTGCAATTATCCTACGTTATGAGTTTGTACTCAACAATACAACAGAAGATGCTTATAAAATGATTGGGTGTTACTCTACAAAACAAGCGAAGAGATACAAGCAAAAAGCATTATTGGAGTTTGGACAAAAACTTGTCCTATAATGTCTGCAAATGTCCGTGATTGTCCGTGTACCTATAGTTTGCTATTAGGTATAATATATATGTAGAAGTTGCCACTAAGCGACTTGTACTCACTCTTTCCTTAGGATAATCAAAACACAACAACAAGCACGCCCATAAAAGAGCGTGCCTTTGTTGTATATGGGCGAAATGGAACGTATAGCGCTAACGGTCGCAGAGTAGCAGCGCAACCATAATTGATTTGGTGAGTGAAACACTATACTTTTTTCTAATTTCAATTTTTGAAGTATGTGTTAGACAAAAATTTTATATGTAAATTTTTACTGCTGACTGATACAGGGTAAGTCGAATATCATCAAGCATAGCTTATACATTATACATTTTCAGATACGAACTTACCCTATATTGGTTACACATTGAATACTGACAACTAGCAGCCTCCAAAAGAACTTTATTTATATTCTTGTTGTTACTTAACCTAACACGATTACGATCCATCAAAATGTTAGTTGTTAGTATTGAGTGTGTTATTGATTATTGAAAACTGAATACACTACGAACTCTCACACGTTATTATTAGTTAAAAGAAATAATATCCATGTTCCTTTCCAATGTCATATATGTAGTGTATTTGGTTTTGAGTAATCATTGAAAACTGGAGTTGTATTGTTTCCTAGGAACAGAGTGTTATCACTCACGCTAACAAGAGTGTAGCGGTACAACTTTGGTTTTGAGTGATTAATACAGAAAAATAGAATAAAATTATCACAAAATGGGGTATATCCACGGCGATATACTCCATTTCTTGCATAAACATATCATAAAGGGGAGATTATGACAGATGTTGTGTGTTGTAAAAATAAGTGCCTTAACAATAAGAATGGCATATGTACCGCTAAGACAATAGAGTATGACGGCTTATGCCAAACGTACATAACATATGGCGGTGCTAGTAAATGTAATCATGGCTTATGTGTACGATCACATGGCAAATTAAAAAGGAAAGGTGGCGAAGTACTTAAATGATTAAAGCAATCAAACAATTCATTGAAGATAGAAAACTATTCAAACAAGCAGCTAAGGACTTGAACAATAAAGACTTACAAGCCAAAGCAAAATACGCTTATGAACATCGTGGCGATACAATGATTACACTCATCGATGGTTTAGCTATCGTATGTGCAGTACTAATCTTAATCGGTATTGTGTGGTGCTTAATGTGAATTATCAACCAACGATAAAGAAACTACTTAAAGCATTACAGATGAACGGCAGACGATATGTAGTAGATGTACGGCAATCATGGAGCAAATATGATAAGCCTTGCAAGATATATATTGTCAGTAGAATGTACACGGAAGAGGAATACAAACTAACATTTCCTCATAAATACAAAAAGGGTAAGACCTTTAAACCTAAACAACTCTATAAAAAAGAAAGTGAGTACAGTAGCACCAAGCAACACGAGGTGTTACTTTTTTTAGTTAAGACATATAAAGGTGGTGATTGATATATGGCAGATGCTAACACCTTAACAAAAAAAGAACGTATATTTGCAGATGAGTATATCAAGACTACCAATGCAACACAGAGTGCTATCAAGGCTGGATATAGTGAAAAAACTGCATCAAGCAAGGGTAGTCAGTTATTAAGAAAAGTAAAGGTGCGCCAATATATAGATGAAGTGATGGATAAACGCAGTAAAAATACGATTGCTACTGCTGATGAAGTCCTACAATATCTATCTAGGGTAATGAATGGCGAAGAAAAAGATGCATTTGGTTTAGATGTATCTGTAGCGGATAGAACTAAAGCAGCTGAACTCTTAGGTAAACGGCATATGTTATTTACTGACAAAGTGAAACTTGATGCAGAAATAGAGATTGATATATCCGATAGGATGAAACAAGCAAGGGTGAAATCTGATGAAGTACAACAAGGCACAACTGATTGATGCGTTGGGTTCGTTCACTCATGATCCATTAGGTTTTGTCTACTTCGCATTCCCTTGGGGAGAAAAAGGAACACCGCTTGAAAACTTTGATGGTCCTGACGAATGGCAAGTTAAGACTTTCAAGAAAATAGGTGAAGAACTACGTAAGGGTAAGTCATTAGCTAAGGCAATACAAATTGCAGTTGCATCAGGTCATGGTATTGGTAAGTCCGCCTTTTCTTCATTGTTAATTCTGTTTGCTATTGCTACACATGAAAACACACGTGGAGTTGTAACCGCTAATACTGATACACAGTTAAAGTCTAAGACTTGGGCGGAACTCAACAAATGGTACAACCTATTCATAGGTAAAGAATTGTTCACCTATACTGCTACCGCATTGTTTAGTGCTGATAAGCAGTATGAAAAGACATGGCGGATAGATGCTATTCCATGGAGCGAAAGTAACCCTGAGGCATTCGCTGGTCTACACAATCAAGGTAATAGAATACTTATCATCTTTGATGAGGCATCAGCTATTTCCGACAAGATATGGGAAGTAACAGAGGGCGCATTAACAGATAAGGAAACGGAAATTATATGGTGTGTGTTTGGTAACCCTACACGTAATAGCGGTAGGTTTAGAGAATGTTTTAGAAAACATCGTAACTATTGGACTACATATCAGATTGATAGCCGTACTGTTAAAATCTCAAATAAAGCTAAATTGCAAGAATGGGTTGATATTCATGGTGAGGATAGCGACTTTGTTAAGGTTCGTGTTAGAGGGTTATTCCCTAGTGCATCTGATACACAGTTTATATCCGCAGAGATAGCAGACGAGGCACAGAAACGAGTATACAAAGTTGGACAGTTTAATAACTTACCAACGATCATTGGTGTTGACCCTGCATGGACTGGTGGCGATACGTTAGAAATCGTAATGCGTAATGGCTACTCTATGAAGTGTTTGGCAACCATTGAAAAGAATGATGATGATATGCGAATGGCACAACTCATCGCACAACTAGAGGATGAATACAAAGCGGATGCGGTATTCATAGACCAAGGGTACGGAACTGGTATTTATAGTATCGGTAAGTCAATGGGTAGACGATGGCGGTTAGTCGCATTTGGTGGTAAAGCACCTAACGATATGTACTTGAACATGAGAGCGTATATGTGGGGTGAGATGAAAGAATGGCTAAAAGAGGGCGGTTCTATTCCACCTACAGACCAAGGCTTGTATGACGATATAACAAGTCCTGAGGCTATCGTCGATAAAAACGGCAGAATACAACTTGAAAGCAAAAAGGATATGAAAGAACGTGGCTTACCATCGCCGAATAAGGGCGATGCATTAGCCTTGACCTTTGCGTTCAGGGTCAATAAAAAAGTGAATGTAGGGAGTAGGGTTCATGCTAATACTGAGTATGATCCATTTAAACGATAAGGGGTGATTAAATGTGCATGAAAAATAAGATACCTGATACACCAATGCCAGCACCTGCACCAACTGTACAAACAGATGATGCAACTACAATGACTGGTGAAGATTGGTATGCTAAAAAGCGTAAGGGCAAACGTGGTTATGAAAGTACAATTCTTTCCACGGCAACAACTGGCACTAAGAACACATTAGGGGGTTAGATATGCAAGGAACTATCTTATCAACGCTTGCTAGACAACCGACAAATGCGATGCCTAAGAAACGTGATTACACGAAGATTAAGGCAAAGTTTAATGCTATGTTCAACAATCGTCAAAAGTACGTTGCTAAATGGAAAGATATTCGAGATTATCAACTACCTTTCCTTGGACTGTTTGATGATGAACAAGACCAATCGAAAGTCTACACCGATAAGATTAATAATGGTGTGGCTTGGGAAAGTTGCCAAATATTCGCATCAGGTGTAATGAGTGGCATGACACCACCTAGTCGTAAGTGGTTTAAGCTGACATTAGAGAATACTGACCTAGCAGCTAATAGTGATGTTAGTAAGGTATTAGATGAACGTGAAGAAATACTCTATGCAGTATTCGCTAAATCTAATTTCTACAACGTAGTGCATCAAGCCTATATGGAACTACCATTTGGACAAGCACCTATGTCTATTATGCCTGACCCTAAGTTTGGTGTAAGGTTCACATCTTATCCAATCGGTACATATGCATTAGAGTGTGGCAGTAATGGTGAGGTAAACACCTTTGGTAGAAAATACCGCATGACTGCAGACCAGCTTGTTGAAGAGTTTGGCTATGATGCTTGCACCGAACAAGTAAAACGTGAATATGACGATGGTAAAGGTAATGCAACAACTCATGTTGTGTGTTGGTTGGTAACACCTAATAAAGACCGCAATGGAAAATTAGGTAATAAGAATATGCCTTACTCATCCATTTATTGGATAGAGGGGAGTAACTCCGATGAGGTACTAAGACATAGTGGCTTTGAGGAGTGGTCTATTCCAATAGCAAGACATACCACACATGATCTAAGCGGTTATGGTAAAGGGTGTGCATGGTTCGCACAGTCAGATGCACAGATGTTACAACTTTTAGAGAAAGATTTAGTAACGGCTATTGAATTAGGTATTAAACCACCTATGAGTGCTACATCTGATGTAATCGGTAGTGTTAATCTATTTCCGGGCGGTGTAACGGAAGTTGATACTGGCGGTAAGGTTGAACCAATATTCAATGTAGGCATTGATGTGGCCAACGTACAAGCTAAGATACAATTCGTATCTGAAAGCATAAAACGTGCATATAGTGCTGACCTATTTTTGATGCTAGATAACATCGATAGCGGACAAATGACCGCACGTGAGGTTATGGAACGTACACAAGAAAAGATGCAACAGTTAGGACCTGTAGTTGAACGCTTACAAAGTGAGTTTTTAAACCCAATCATTGAACGTACTTATGGCATCTTAGATAGGGCTGGAATATTTCCACCAATCGATGAACAAACTGCTGAAATGCTAAACGGAATGGATGTAAAGATAGAATACATATCTCCATTAGCACAAGCACAGAAAATGTCTTCATTGGTGAATATTGAACAGTACTATGCTTTCATAATGTCATTAGCACAGGGTAATGCGAACATCGTTCAGAAATTCAACTTTGAAGAGGCAGCGGACATATATGGTGTAAATCTTGGTGTACCAGCTAGGGTTATTCGTTCTAATGATAAGTACCAACAAATCATGGAACAACAACAACAAGCACAACAAGAGCAAGAGGAACAAGCACAAGCAATGCAAATTGCACAACTAGCACCTCAAATGGCTGGTGCTGCTAAACAAGCAACAGATGCAGCCAATGACGGAAACCCAGTAATGCAACAGTTAATGGGTATGGGGGTGTAGATGAAAACTAAACAAGATTATATTCGTAATCGTGATATTGATGCACTTAACCACGTACTAAGTACTGAACTTGGTAGGTGGTTTTTTTGTAGGCTTTTAGACAATACGGACATTCTAAAGCGTTCGTTTACTGGCAATTCAGAAACCTTTTTCAACGAGGGGAAAAGAAGTGTAGGTCTAAAGTATATGCAAATGCTTGGTGCTATCGGTGATGGTGTTGAGGGTGTACTCAAATACCACCAAGCACAACTGGAATATATCAATCAACAAAAACTATTTAAAAATTTAGAGGAAAAAGGTGAATGACTATGGCAGAAGATTTAACGCAAGGCACGAATGATAACACAACGAGTGCAAATAGTAGTACACCTACTACGGATGCTAACACGAATACCCAAGACACAATCTTAGGTGGTAGTGCTGACACAAGCAGCAACCAAGAACCACCTGCAGAACCTACTGTATATGACTTTACGAAAGCATTTGATAGTGGTGAAGTAGACCAAACAATCGCAGCTGACTTTTCTAAGCTACTCAATAGCGTAGGTGCTACGCAAGACCAAGCAGTCGAGATGGCTAAGTTTGGTAATAAGTACGCTACTGACCTTGTAACTGCTTATGAAGAGAAAAGACAAGATGCTTTGATTGAACAGTATAAAGGTTACGCAGAACACACAAAAGAGGTATTAGGTAATAAATACGATGAAACAGTTGGTAAAGCTGCAACTGGTGTTGAAGTTGTAGAAAAGGCAATTCCTAATATTCGTGAGTTGCTAGCAGAAAATGGCTTAGGTAATCGTGTAGAAATTATCCAATTATTCGCACAGATTGCTGGTATGGCTGGTGAAGATAATAACGCTGGTGGCGGTCAACCAACTGGTGGTACACAGTCAGAAGATGCAATCAGAAGAAACTTATATCCGAGTATGTTCAAATAAAAGGAGAAAATAATTTATGGCTACAATCGGAACACAAAACCCTACTTTAATTGATTTGCAAAAGCGTATGGATCCTAACGGAAAAATCGCACAAATCATCGAACAATTAAACCAATCTAACGAAATCATTCAAGATATGACAATGATTGAATGTAATGATGGTACATCTAACAAAACAACAGTACGTACTGGCTTACCTGATGCTACATGGCGCATGCTTTATGGCGGTGTACAACCTAGCAAATCTACTACAAAACAAATTACCGACACTTGCGGTATGCTAGAGGCTTACTCCGAAGTAGATGCTAAGTTGGTTAAGTTGTCTAATGACCCTGTAGCGTTCCGTGCTACAGAAGATGCTGCATTCGTTGAGGCTATGGGTCAAGAAATCGCACGTACACTTTTCTATGGTGATGAAAGCACACCTGAAAAATTCGTTGGTTTGTCCGCACGTTTCAACACATTAGACCCTAAGAAAGCTGATAGCGCTAAAAACATTATCGATGCTGGTGGTACTGCAAACCTTGCATCCATGTGGCTTGTAGGTTGGGGTCCTCTTACTGTACATGGTATCTATCCACGTGGTACAGAGGCTGGCTTGCAACAAGAAGACAAGGGCAGAACAACAATCACTAAGCCTGATGGATCTTTATTCGAGGCATATCGCACTCACTTTGAACAAAACATCGGTTTGTGTGTTCGTGATTGGCGCTATGTTGTACGTATCGCAAATATCGATATGAAATCCATTAAGGAAGATATTTCCGCAGGTCCTAATTTGATTAATTTGATGATCCGTGCAGAAGAAAGAATGCAATCTCTTACAGGCTGCCGCCCTGTATGGTACATGAACCAAGAATTGCGTACATTCTTACGTTTGCAAAAGAACAAAGTACATGGTTCTACAATTACAGAAGATATGGAAATGGGTAAAATGGTTACACGTGCGAATGGCATTCCTGTTCGTAAAATCGATGTATTGCTTTCCACAGAAGCACGAGTTACTGCTAATTAATAGGAGGATAAAGATATATGATTATTGATACTCAAAATACTTTCTTTTGGAAAAAAGATATTACAACTAACACTAACTCCGATGTAATTATGAGTGGTACTGGTGATGCAGACCCTAACTTATTTCTTGTAATTCGCATCGACAAAACAGTAACTGGCACACCATTGTTTAATGTCTATACATCCGACAAAGATAATATGGCTGATGCGGTATTGTTGCATGGCATTACAATGGTAGCTAATGCACCAGCTGGCACAGAATATAAAGTGCGTTTAGCTAATGGTGGTAAGAAATACATCCGCATCAACGCTAACAATATGACTGGCGGTCAAATCTCCGCATTCTTAACAAGTGGCATTAACATTAAATAAGGTGGCTAATATGGAATACGTTGCAAAAGTAACCCTTTATCATAATACAAAGGGTCTAATTGAAGAGGGAACAACAGTTGAATTTACAAAAGAAGAGGTAGCCGAATACGATAAGGACTACTTCAAAGATTTGTTTGAAACTGTTGGTGCAGAAGAAACCGCAGAAGTAGAGGAAGTCGAAGAGGCAGAACCTACACCAAAGAAACGTGGTAAAAAAGCGGAAGAAACTGCTGAATAATTGAACGAGGGGTGCTTATGCATCCCTCTTTTTTTATAGAAAGGTGGAAATATGACACCTACTGATATTTGTAATCAAGCATTATCGCTTATCAATGCAGGTCGCATCCGTTCTATGACTGAAGAAACCGAACCTGCTAGACAATGCAGATTGCATTATGATTTAACACGTAGAGTATTGTTAGAGCAGTTTGAATGGAACTTTGCACGTAAGCGTGAACGTGCGGTACTATCTGAACATAAGATTGATGGTTGGGGTTATGTGTATGCATACCCTGAAAAGTGTGTTCGCATCCTTGCTGTAATTCCACAGGGTGAACGATACCGAGCGGAAAAGCAACGTGAATATGATGTTTACCTAACTGATAACAATACAAAGTACATCGTATCTGATGTACCTTTGATGCACATTGATTATGTGTACGATATTACCGATGCTGATGTAATGAACCCTATATTCGTTAAAGCATTAGTGTGTAAGATGGCATCTGATTTAGCAATGCCACTAACAGGCAATAGCGGTTTGTTTGACCAATCATACAAGTTATATCAAGCAGCATTACAAGAGGCAAAATCTATGAGTGCTAAAGAACGTAGACTAGATATGCCTTATGTTTCTAGCTATTTGAAAGCAAGGAGTTGGTGATATGCAACCTATGTATATCGGACAAGTCGCATTTACTACTGGCGAGGTATCGCCAGATGTATCAAGCAGATTTGACCTTGAACAATATAAAAGTGCATTACTACTTGCTGAAAATGCAGTAATTAGACCATATGGAGCGGTGGCACGTAGGCAAGGTTCGCAGTTTATTGGTTACGCTAAGTACAATGATAAACCTGTTAGACTGTTTGAATTTACCACCAATAAGAACCAATCATTCATGCTTGAATTTGGTGATAGGTATGTTAGAGTATGGCGCAATGGTGTATATACGAATGTTGAAGTAGCGACACCATTTGAGGCGGACATTGTAGGCGAATTAAACTGCATCCAAAGTGGCGATGTAATGTTCATTTGTAGCGGTAAGTACCCTATTCAAACGCTATCACGATATAGTGATACTGACTGGCGGTTGGGTGCATATAAGCTAACTGAACAACCTTATGATGAAATCAACACCGATAATGGACATACGCTTACTGTTAATGGCGATACGATCACATCTACAAAAGACCTCTTCACACAAGACATGGTAGGTAGTGTTATTCAGATTGCTTACTATGTAGAGGCGGTACACACTAAGTCCGCTGGCGAAGTTGTAGAGAAAAAGGTTAGAAAAAATTACCTTGGCGGAGAAACAACCGAAAAGACCTATAACAACATCAATTACAATGTTGGCACGTTTAGTACCGATACAGAATTATCATGGAAATTCACAACGCATGGTACATGGGAGGGTACTGTAAAACTACAGATTTCTAACAACGATGGGCAGACTTGGAAAGATTACAGAACATATACATCTAAGAATGACTACAATGTAACTGACACAGGTAAGATAGAGGCTGGAGCAAGGCTAAAATATATCTCAGAAATTAAAGGTGGTTCTGTAAATTGCGACTTATCCATCTTGCCATTTACCCAATATGGTATCGTTGAGATTAAAAGCGTAACCGATGCTAAGAACGCAAAGGTTAATGTTCTGAATGGTATTAAAGAGGGTGAGCCAAGCCATCAATGGAAGTTAGGCAGTTGGAATAGGGGTAGAGGTTATCCTAAATTATGTACATTCTATCAAGACCGATTTGTAGTTGCTGCTACTGATAGCAAGCCTAATTATATTTGGTTTAGCCGTACTGGTGATTATCCTAACTTTGGGGTTGAAAAAGTAGGCGGTACAATCACAGATGATAGTGCAATCACACTACCAGTAATCAACCGCAAGATGTATGAAATTAGACACCTTGTACCAGCTAACGACTTGATTGTTTTAACAAGTGGTAATGAGTGGATAGTAGATGGTAGTAAGACTATTACACCTACTAACTGTTACCTTAAAACACAAACACAACGTGGTGCATTGAAATGTGAACCACAGTTTATCGGTAATCGGTGCGTGTTCGTTCAAGAACGTGGCGGTACTGTTCGTGATATGGGTTATTCTTATGAAAGCGATAACTACACAGGGCAAGACTTAACGCTATTTGTTAAAACATTGGTTAAAGGTCATGTGGCAGTAACGAGTGCATATGCACAAGACCCTGACAGTATTATTTTCTACGTTCGAGATGATGGACAGTTGAATTGTTTAACCTACATACCTGAACAAAAGGTGTATGGTTGGTCGCACTTTGTTACTAATGGCAAATACCGATATGTTGAGAGCGTGGCAGAGGGTGAACAAGACACAATCTATTTTGTAGTAGATCGTGTGATTAATAATAAGAGTGTGAAATGTATTGAACGTAGTATTCCACTATATACAGAGGATAACTCCGATGTATTCCTAGATTGCTATGTTAAAGTTGCTAATTCAATTAAGACCGATTACATTAACGCACCTCATCTAGTAGGGCAAATGGTAGACATAGTAGTTGATGGACAACAGATGCCATCTAGGGTAGTACCACCAACTGGGGTTATTAAATTAGATGGTAAAGCAAATGTAATTACTGTTGGGTTACCTTATACTACTAAAATCAAAATACCTAGCGTAGAGCAACAAATAAACGATGGCACATTGCAATGTAGATTGGTAACTATAACACGAGTTGCGTTGCGGTTATATCGTTCATATGGCGGTAGCGTAGGAAAAACATTTGATGATGTAGATGATTTAATCTTAAAACCTAAATCGCTATTTACTGGTGATACTGTAATAGCACTACCTAAGATAGCAACTAGCGTTAATACAAATACAGAAATATGCATAAAACACTCAAAACCTTTCCCATTTAACTTGTTAGCGGTTACAAGAGAGGTAGAAATTGGCGGTGGTTTCCCAAATGTTCATGGAATGTAATATTTGCACATATAAGCACGTTTCGTTAATTCGTGAGTTATATATCAACTTGCGACCTATAGATGCCTTAGAGGTTAAATATATCAATCGAAAAAATTCAAACTATGGCGAAAATGACTTTATAAACGATATTCTTGGGGAAGATTATCAAAGTCGTATCGTTATTGATAATGGCAAGCCATTATGTGTGTATGGGGTATCGAACACATCATTAAATGGTATGCATTGCATTTACTTTTTGGGGAGTAAAGATTTTGAACGTAGTTTGACATTGCAAAAGCAATTTATAAAAGTTAGTAGAAATATCATTAGGGAATGGCTACAAACTAGGGAAGTACTTTTTAATTACATACACAAAGAAAATTACCGCACCATTAGATGGCTAAAGTCATTAGGTGCGGTTATTCATTACGATATTAACGATGGGGATATGGTTTTATTCACATTGAGAAAGGGGGATGCGAATGTGTAACCCTATTGCATTAACCGCAGCAAGTATGGTTGGTACATTGTTTACACAACACCAACAAGGTAAGGCGCAAGCTGCAATGTACAACCAGCAAGCAAGGGTAGCAGAGGCGAATGCACGAATAAGTGATCGCAAGCAAGAACAAATTGCAGACCAAGCCTTGCAAGAACGAGATAAAATGTCCGATAAGATGCGACTTATACAAGGGCAGAACACGGCAGAAACTGGTGCTGGTGGCTTGTTGATGGCTGGTACACCATTACAGTTAATGGCATCTAGCTATGACGAATACAACAAGGATATTCAGAATTGGGAAACTAACAAGAATAACAGTATCTACAATGAATACCTTAATGGCATGAACTACCGCAACGAGGCAAGCACCGCACGAGCAGCGGCAAGTAATGCTAAGAAACAAACTAGAATGGCAATGTTAGGTACGATATTGAGTGGTGCATCTAGTATCTATGGTCTTAAAGGTCAATATGCAAGTAAGAGTGCTGGTACTGGTACTAATTACTACACACCAGCTAGTGATGCACTAGAGGCTGCTGGTATGCCTAAAATGAAATTCGTAACCAAAGGTACTATCAGAAATAATAGGTGGGGTATCTAATGAAGTTAATAGGCTATGATAGCAATCAACGCTTAAACACAATTAATGGCGGTGTACAAGCTAACGTAAATGAAATGGCTTATGGTGGTAACACGAGTGGTTTAAATGCCATGACAAAAGCATTGCAAGATGCTACTAATACATGGATAGAGATTGATAAACGGAAAGACTATATCGATGTAACTAATGCCATCAATGAGTTTAATAATAGTACAAACAAATTACTCAATGATGATAAAGATGGGTTGATGATTCGTAAAGGTATGAATGCTCAATCTATATTGCCTGACTATAATGTCGGTGTAGACAAAATACAAAAGGATATATTGGAGAAATATAAATTCAGAACCAATGATGCTATCAACGCATTTAACAAAGCCGTTGAAACATCTAAAACAACTGATTACAATAACATCTCTAAATATTCACGAGGTCAATATGAAACGGCATTAAGTACAGCCACTCAAAACCAAATTACCAGCCTAAGAGATTCAGCCGTTCGTTCTGATAACATGGCAGACCAAATGAAAACAATTTCATTGATGGGTGATTTATATAGATCAACAGGTAAAGAGTTAGGTTTAGATGATGAACAGATTAATGAAAAAATTCGTGCTAACACAGACCAAACTGGGAAACAGTTGCTTGACAGAGCCGTAGCGGAAAATGATTCAACCAAAGTTGAAAACCTTTTGACTTCATTGAGTGGTGTTGTAGGTGAAGATGTATTGACACCATACAAAAAAATGTCTAATCAAATGAATATCAACAAATTAGTTAATGATGATAATACATATGCTAAGTTGTATCAGATGTATGGGCATGATTTAAACCAAGGCATGAGTAGTGCTGCCATGTATGTTAGAGCCAAGATGGAAACCCAAAATGAAGAGGCATTGAAAAGTGGTGCTGGTGCTGACACGCATTTATGGGGAATTGCACAGTATATATCTAAAAAATATGGATATAATGCAGAAATGGTTTATCGCCAACTTTATCACGAAACAGGCGGTAGTGCTAACTTTGGTAAGTTACAAACAGAAAATAGAAACTATGCTGGGTTGACACAGGCTGAACCAAACGGCGAGGAAAATCGACAACAAGATGGTGGCACTAATTATTACAAGGTATACAAAACAGATGAAGACTTTGCAGATGATTATGTACAAAGTTTTTTAAGGCATTATGATGGTTTGAAAGATGTAAATGATGTAAATACATGGGCGCATATTTTAAAGGAAAATTCTTATTATACTGATTCTGAGTCTAACTATTCAGCAGGCATGAGAAATGCACCTATGGCTAGTGGTGGTAGTCCAAAGTATTCAGAAGACCAAATCAAGAAAGCTGAAGATGAGGCTAAAACTGCCTACAAAAATTATTACACATTGCAAGAACAAACTAGAAAGATTGCTATCAATGATCGCTTACAAGCAGGTCAAACAATCTTAAATCAAAAGATAGCTAATGGTGATGTAAGCGGTGCATTCCAATATGCACAGGTTCAACTAGCAGGTGCAACTACTCCTGAAGAAAAAGAATATTGGAGTGGCAAAATGGCAAGCGAAAGACCTAAACTAGATAGAATCTATGAAAAAGGTTTGAAAATGACGGCGCAAGAAAAATGGGGTATTAAGCAGTATGCAAAATCTCATACCTACGAACAGACACGAGCATATGCAGAACGTGTGTTACCTAATAAAATCATGGATGATGAACTTGATGCATCGTTACTTGAAATCGATGATAACAATAAGAAAGCTAGCAACATTGATTTAACTCCATATGAATATAAACTTGCTACAGTAATGCCTGAAGATAAAACATTGGCTGGTAGCTTTAAATATGGTGTTAAACAAGAAATGGCAGGTCGCATTGAGGAATTTAAAATCAAACATCATAGACCACCTACAGATGCTGAAAAAGATGAAATCTTTGATGCTGCAGTAGCAACAAGCACATTACGTAGTACAAGTAAACCATACTTTGGAGATGGCGATGATTATTCATCTACTATAAGTGGTGCAAGTAATCAAGCAATCGGTATCGTTCATGCTGAACCTGTAGGAAACCATTATATCCGAGTAACATATAGAGATGGCTCAACTAAAGATATTTACGAATCAGAATACAATGCATTACAACGGAGATACACAAATGGCTGATATTAATCAACAAGAGCGTGAAGAGTTTCAAGCGCTAATACGTGGACATGGTGGAGAGAGTCCACGTTCCTTTACCGCTAGCGCTGGTGTACAGTCTAGTCCTGTAGGTGGTTTTACACCTGTAGGACAGGCTATTGGTGCAGGTATAGATACAGTATCAAGCATTGCGAAAAATACGGCAGATGCATTATCTACAATCGCTAGTACACCTATTAGCGTTAAAAATACAGATGGAACGGAAACAGTTTCACCTTTTGGGCAACAAGGCAACCTATTACAATCTATAGGTCAATTAGGGCGGTCATTACCCAATGCTTTACCAGCTGGGTTTGTTAGTAATACTGATAGATTGTTTTTGTATAACAATGAACAATTACGTGCTAATGAGGCTTTGCGTATTGCTAAAACTTTAAATATCGGTGCAGATACAGTTATGTTTGGTGATGATAGAGCATTTGAACGTGCTGATTATCTATCTAGACGAGTAGAACGAGGACAAGTTTTACAAGATATTTACGATGAGTTTCCTGAACTCTATAAGGTGAAATATAGCTCACAAGCAGAGGGCATCCAAGCGTTAAACAATCTTGAATCAATAAAGAATACAAAAGGTGTATTCGATGCGATGCAACAAAGTATTTGGGCGATGAATGACCAAATGAAGTTGGGCGATGCTGGTTTTGCCTTGGCACATGAATCTGATCCACAAAAGATTAGCGAACTAACCGATGAGATTAATCGATTACAAAACAATATACAAAGTTATAGGAAACCTGATGGTAGTAGTCCACTAGAAGAAGTATTTGGTGCAACATCTAGTCAAGGCTACATGATGGCAAAACAAGGCGGTGTAGGTGCAGTAGCTGGTGCAGTTGCTGGTGCATTAATTGGTGGCTTGGCTACAGAGGGTGTAGGTGCAACTGCTGGTGCTGCTACTGGTGCTAAATGGGGTGGCGGTGCTGACATGGCATACAATATGTACAAAATGTCATTTGGCAATAAGTACATTGAACTCACTCAAAAGAAAGATGCGAACGGCAACCGAGTATACACAGACCAAGAGGCTAATCAATATGCTATGTCTTATGCTGCTATTGATGCTGGTATTGAGTTTGCAGCAACTGCAGCTATGGGTAAAGCCTTTAAAGCGGTAGCGCCTAAAGGTATGATTGCAAAAGCTATTAGTGCTGGTGTAGGTGATACTGTTAAAACCTTTGATAGAGGTATTGGTACAACTGTTGCACAGATGGCTAAGAACTCTATTAAAGCTGGTGTACCTGAACTCTTTGAAGAGGGTTTGCAAGATGTAAACGAAAAGGTACAACATAACCTAACACGCAAAGATAATGACCTAGAGGGTTATTATAGCGTAGGTGATATTGCTATAGGTTCATTAGATGCTATGAAACAAGCCTTACCAGCGGTAATAGGTTTTGGTGCTATTGGTGGTGCGGTAGGTGGTGTGCGTACTGCAAAGGCTTTTCGAGATTTTCAAAAGCTAACACCTGAACAACAACAAGCAGCAATCATAGCGGAACAAAACCGCAATGGTGCAGTCATTATGGATAATGTCCGTAAGGATAGTGCTACTAATAAGATTGCAAAGGAAAACCCTGAACTATACGGCAAAATCGTACAAGCACAGGGTGATAAGGTTGGTGTATCAACTCAATATGTAGATGTAGCGGAATTAGTACAATCTGAAAATGGGCAACTTGCTATCCGTGATATGGTTGATAATGGTTTAGTTACACAAGAGGAAGTCAAAGCAGCTATCGAGGCTGATGCACCTGTTGAAATTCCTATTGGTAGTTATGCACAAGTATCTATGAACCTATCCGATGAAACTATAGATGCATTGAAACAAACCTCTTACTTTACACGTGGCGGTATGTCATTGGCTACACTAGAACGTGCTAAACAAGAAGTCGATGTAGCTAAGAGCGTATTGAAAGATGATACATCAAAACGTGCGGAACGTATCAAAGATGATATTATCCATAATGAATTTGAGGGTGCATCTGATATAGATCGTGAAGTACTTAACGAGGTATTGGCAGACCCTACCAACATTAAACGTAACTACAATAATTTGTTGCATACATTGAAAGAACAGTACAGAGAAACCTATGCTAGTGATTTTGATAATGCAGACAAATCTATCAATGATGCGGTAACTACTGGTATTGAACCACAATGGCTAACTGATTATAAAGCTAACAATGGCGGCAAAGCACCACGCACGAATGCAGAACGTAGACGAGCAGCCTATGAGTATAGCCGAGCAACTACAATGGCAAGCCTTGATGGTAATGCTGATGCATTAGCACAATCTGATGCACATTATGCAGATATGGAGCATATGCTAATGCAAATCGAAAGTTTAGAGGCTATGAAAGATAAAGTCTTTGAAATAGCTGATAAGAATGTTGCATTACGTATGAACCTAACAAAAGCAGGGCATGAAGTATATACAAAGGTTCGTGAACTGTTAGAAACTAGCACTAAAGGTCATATCAGACAACAAGCACATGAAGATGCATTGTTGGTGGCAACTCATGCTGATGTGTTCGCACAAATCATGCGTGAGGCTGGCAATGCACGTTATACTGCTATGGACTATCTAAATACTGTACGATTTGATGTGAATGCTAAATTAAAAGGCAAAGATGGTTACGCACAAATAGCATGGCATGGTTCACCACATGATTTTGATGAGTTTGATTTAGGTGCTATTGGTAGTGGTGAGGGCAATCAAGCACACGGATGGGGCTTGTATTTTGCAAAAAACAAAGAAGTAGCACAGGCTTATAAAGATGTACTTGGAATTGATAGTGTTGAAATTACGAGTGGTGATACTAAATATAGATTAAATGATGATATAGAGTGGTATGACGATAAAACAAAATCTATTATCGATGCAGAAAGCCCTTTATCAATGGCGCTTACAACCCTTTCAGAAGAGGGAGATAAAGCCAAAGCTATAAAAAATTTAACTGATTTTATAAATTCTAAGAAAGATAATAAATCAGATTATGTTGTATCACAAATAAAAAGAGCAAAACAAGCGGTTCAAATACTAAAGGATGGCAATTTTAATACGCATCAATGGAATACCATGTTTGAGGTTGATATACCTGAAAATGAGTATTTACTAAATGAACAAAAAAACATAGAAAAACAATCACAAGTTGTAAAAAATGCTATTTCCCAAATAAGCAATGAACTTAACAGTAGTGTGTTGAATAATTCTAATTTAAGTGGTAAGGAATTTTACAAACTACTATCTAAGAAACTTGGCGGTGATAAATTAGCTAGTCAAAAATTAAGTGATTTTGGTATTAAAGGAATAACATATAAAGGTGAACAAGATGGAGTTTGCTTTGTAGTCTTTGATGATAAGGCGATTAAAGTTATACAAAAATATAATCAATCTATTAATGGTGTGACTACTATCAAATCTCAAACAGAACGTATTGTAGAACTCTTTAAAACCGCTGATAAATCAACATTCATGCACGAGATGGGTCATGTATTCTTTGATGATATTAAGACCTTAGCTGAAATGGAAAACGCACCTGAGCAACTGGTTCTAGATTGGAACAAGTTGAAAGAGTGGACTGGCTGGAATGATAATGAAACAACCAATACTGATGCACATGAAAAATTTGCTAGAGGTTTTGAGGCTTATCTAAGAGAGGGTGAAGCGCCTACTAAATTCCTTGAACGTACATTCAGACAATTTAGTAAGTGGTTGAGTGCTATCTATCGTGCGGTATCACGCTTAGGCGGTTTACCACCTAAGGATATTAGGGAAATAATGGATCGTATGCTTGCGACCCAAGAGGATATTGAGGCATACGCAGAGCAACAACAACTAGAACAGTTTGAGAAAACTGAACTCTATAAGCAGTTATCCGAGCAAGACCAAGCACGTATGCAGTCTTACATAGCAGATGTTAAGGAAAAAGCAAAAGAACGTGTGATGCGAAAACTCATGAAAGAATTGGATAATCGACCAATTAAAGAATGGGAAGAAGAAAAGGATGCTATCCAAATTGAAATCGAAAAACGATTGATTGAGCAATATCCTATCTACAAAGAGCATCAACGATACAACGTATTTGGTGAGGGTGCTTTAAAAGATACACAATACAACTCCATTGAAGAATTAGAAAAAGCAGAAGTGGAACAAACTGGTGCTACATTTAACGATGCTATCAATCAAGAAATGGACAATGCGAAAGCAGAGTTTATGCGTGATAACAACGTAGGTAAAACCAACGAGCAAATCGCAGAAGAAATCTTGCTTAGTACACAAGGTCAAATGAAACTCACCGAAGAAGAAAGTAAGATTATTCAAAAGTCTACTAATCGTGAACTAGCGAAGAACTGGGAATTGTTAGAGCGTATTCGTAAACTAAACCCTAACTCAGAAACTATTGATACAGAATTAAGTGAAATCGAAAAAGAGGTTAAGCCTACTAAATACGATATTCTTAAATCTGATAAGAAAAAGGTAGATGCTGCTTTATCTGATACTACAAAACAGTTAGAAAAAGCAGAAGAACGTATCAAACGATTGGAAGATGCATTGCAAGACCGCATCAATAATGTACGTTCTATTCGAGGTGCTGGACTTGGTACTATTTCCGATTACATGAATAGAGCAAGAAAAGAATTAGGTGAACTGCCTATCTCTAACGCTATTCAGTTTAAAACGTATCAGAACAAAGCGGTAACTGCTGGCAAGAAAGCTGATAGAGCATTGGCAGGTGGTAAGGTCGATAAAGCACTAGGATATAAACGTGAACAAATGCTACAACAAGCGAGAGCAAGAGTAGCGTTTGAAAACTTTGAAAAGTCCAAGAAGTTGCGATTGAAATTGAAACAACAATTACAACGAATGACTAGACCTAAAAACCCTATTGCTATTGAACCTAATATGCGTTATTTCTACGCACACATGGCATACCAAATGGGTTTAACTAAGTACGATGGACTAGCACCTACTGATGGTTTTGATATGAACACAGTATTATCCGCACTTGATGTAGATGCACTCATTCTTAACCAACAATCTATGGTTCAATTACAACCTTGGATAGCGGAACTGTTCTACTCTAAAACACCTAAATCTTTCAAATCAATCACAATGAATGAGTTGGAAACCTTGGAAGAACTCATGACTGGTATGTATAAAAACGGCAGAAATGAGTATGAGGGAACAACCATTTTAAACGATGAGGGTAAAAGCGTATCGTTTGAAAATGCAGTACAAGAAATCATCGGTGAGGCTACTGAAACATTTGGTGGCGCAACTGGTGATGTGTTTAACATTCTTAATAACCAAACGAAAACCGATGCAGTTAGTGGTAAGCTATATGGTTTCCACCTAGCATTGATGAAAGTTGAAACATTCCTAAGACGAATGGGTGGCGGTAAGAACGGCTTTGCAGTTAAATACATCTATGACCCAATCAGTCGAGCAACGCAAGCGTTCAACGAGCGTAAGGAAGTATCAATGCGTAGATTGGCTAAGGATGTAGGAATATATTCCAAGCGTGAATTATTCAATATGCGTAATGAACATCTATATACAGTTGGTAACTTGTATGGACTTACTAAAGAGCAATTAATCATGATTGCCCTTAACTGGGGTACAGAAAGTAACCGACAACGTGTAATGGAAACTACAAAGGCAAATGAAGTTGAAATTGAACGTGCGTTCCAAGAACACATGACTGATAAGGACTGGGAGTTTGTTATTCGCACATGGGATCATATCAATTCATTCTTTGATGAACGCAGTAAGGTTCAAGAGGAACTTTACGGAAACCCATTAAAGAAAGTAGATGGCTTGACATTCTCTATCGGTGGTAGAAATATCGAGGGGCAATATTTCCCTATCGTGTATAACCCTAAAGTAAATGCATCTGTAAGCGATAACCAAGTTGAAGATATTGCAAAAACTATGGTAAGTAGTAATGCAGTATGGGGAACTGGTATGAGCGCTACTAAATCACGTTTAGATGTGGTTAAGGATAAATCGTTGTTGCTTGATTTTGATGTAATTCCTAATGCTATCACAGAAGCTATTAACCATGTAACAATGCGTAAGGCGGTAACAGATGTTAATAAGTTAATCTCTAATCGTGAACTACAAAACTATATTGTGGATAAGTTTGGCGCTGATACTTACCAATTCTTGCGTACATGGGTTAGAGATAACTGGCAAGATGAGGCGGCAAAAACAAACGATATTGACCGCTTAATTCTTACATTGAAAAAGAATACATCAACCGCAGTCATGGCTGGGCGTGTATCGGTAGCGTTACAGAATGCGTTAAACATTCCTGTTGCGTTCTATCGTATCGGTGTAGGTAATACTATTAGAGCCATCAATCATGCTGGTATTGGTTTCTATGGACACGGCACAACTACTTATAACAACACTAGAGATTTTGTATTGGGTCAATCAATCTTCATGCGTGAACGTATACAAACATTAGATAAAGACTTGAAACAAGGTTTATCTATTGCAGGTAAAGGCTTGCGCTTGGGTGATACAAATGTTGGTGGTTATAAGGTAGAACAATTAGCTGACATTCGAGATGATATAAATCAAATGGGGTTCAGATTACTTACAGAAACAGACTTTGCATTATCTATTCCTGTATGGAAGTTTGCATATGATCAAAAGCAAGCTGAACTATTTGGTAAAGAGGGTGTAAGTGCTGAATGGGTAGAACAACAATCTATTGAAGCTGGCGATAGAGCGGTGCGTGATATATTTGGTAGCGGTGATACAAAAGATGCTGCTGCTATTCAGCGTTCACGTTCTACATTCACTCAATTATTTGTTCCGTTCTATTCTTACGCTAATACACTTTATAACATCATCACAGAGGGTAACTATGCACGTAAGGATAATGGCGATTATGCAAGGTTCGTTAAGATGCTATGGTGGACTTTGATTTCACAAGCAATCGGTATGATGGCTTATAAGGCTATGACGAATGGCGATGATGATAAGCCTGAAGATTTGGCTAAGTCATTTATTGAAGAGTTAGTTTCACAAGGTACTATGGGTATACCTATTGTGCGTGATATTTCCAACATGGCGATGAAATACATTCTAGGCGAAAAGGTATTCAATAAAGGTAATAGCGTTATGGCATTAAGCATCGTTGAGAAATTCTACGATTTAGGCAACGCAATTATGAGCAAAAACAAAGATGGTATAGATGTAGGCAGAAGTTTCAGTCAGTTAGCAAACAGAGCAACTGGGTTTAGTGATACTGTAACTGATGGCTTGTGGACATTGGCCAAATTTGGTTTCACCGATACCGATGCATCCTTAGAAGATGTAATCATGGCAGTAGCGTTTGACAGACGATTAAAAACTAAAAAAGAGAAAAAGAAACAACATTGATAAATAAGGACTACTCAATTATGGGTAGTCCTATTTATATAAACTGAAAGGGGATGTTAAATTGACACCAGAAGTACTTAAACCATCTGTAGTGTATCAATGCGATGGGGTAAATAAGAAGTTTATTTTCCCATATGATTTCATGCAAATCGAGGACATTAAGCTGACTATTGTTGATGTAGATGGTACAGAGGCGGTACAAGTAGGCAATATCGATTATGACGAAAGCACCAAATCGGTAATTTACCCAGCGAATGGCGATGCACTAGCGGTAGGGCAAAAGGTTATCTTAGAGCGTAAGACACCTATTTCACAAGATATGGACTTACCTGATGAATATCCATTCGAGAATATCGAACACGCAACAGATAAGATTGTACTTATCTTACAAGAAATGAAAGCTGATTTAGATAGATCACTTAAAATTCGTGTAGATAGTGATAAGAACGCTAATGAAGTTGCAAAGGATATTGTGGAGCGTTCCGTAAAAGCCGCTAATGATGCTATGAATGCTATGAATGTAATTAGTGAAAAGTCAAATAAGATTAACGCTAATGCAGATATTATCAACCGACTAGGTGAAGAAATCAAAGCTATTGCCTCTACTGTTGATGATAAATTGGCAACAGCTAATACGGCACTTGATACATCCTCAACTAATGTTGCTACTGCTGAACGATTAATCAGAGATGCTAAGGCTTATGCAGGTCAAACAACTGTTGATAAACGTGATATTAATGATTTGGTAAGTCAAGCACGTACACTTAAAACCGACATTGATAATAAACAAACCTCTATTGCTAGTAACGCTATCAAGGCAACAGATGCTGCTAAACGTGCTGAAACTGCAGCTGCTAAGGCTGAACAAATTGCACTACCTAATGGTGGTGGTTTAGTTACAAAAACAGAGGCTGACGCTAAGTATCAAACTAAAGATAGTTTGTACGGCATCGTTTCCGTAAAAGACTTTGGGGCAGTTGGTGATGGTGTAGCGGATGATACCGCAGCATTTAAACGTGCTAACGATAATTTAAAGAATAAGATATTGTTAGTACCTAATGGCATATACAAAATTAATGAACATCTAACTTTCAATACAGTTGATAGTGTCATGGATATGGGTACATACAACAATGTAAAACCATTCTATCCTACTGAAACACCGATGTTAAAAGGTGCATCTAACATCGCATTTGTGAAAAACATCCAATATGGCGATGAGGTCAACCAATGTCAAGGCTTTACCTACAACGATAAAAAGAATGTATTCGTGTTAGCTTGTATTAGTGGCGATGGCAACAACCAAATATTCTATGAACTCAACTCATCCACGTTTGAGATTGTAGGTACTTATAAATTCAATGACCCTGATAAGATGGGGCATTGTAATACTATGTGCTACAACAAATATACCAACAAGATTTATCTTGCTAATGGTTTGAAAAATGGTAATAACCTAACAGTACTTAATGCAGATACAATGCAATATGAACGCACTATCACATTGAATGAACGTGTATTTAATATTGGTTATGACCCAATCACACGAACTTATGTAAGCATCGTTCCTATCAGCGGTCAACAACGCTTGCGTGAAATCAATTTATACAACGATGATTTTAAGAAATTAAAAACATATCAAGTCGATTATGAATATGATGATTTTAATAACAATGGTGCTTTCATGTTGAATGGCTGCATCATGAGTGCGACTTTGGGAAGTTTGGTAGAATGTACACCATTTGGCACAGTTAAACAGATTATTGAAATCAATAGAACTACTGAAATCGAAGATATAGCTTATTACAACGGCAAATTCTATTTTGCGGTCTTAACAGAAAAACCTAATAAGCGACACCAAGTAGATATTTATGTTGGTGATCCAAACAAGGACTATCAAAACTCCATCAATACTGCACGATTAGCAACGCTTGATTACTTGAAACTAACAGGCGGTACATTAAATGGCGCACTTAAAATGGCTAATAACATTTTGATTGAGGGTTATAAACCTGATGGGCATGGTGTTGGTATGGCTAAAGTGTCCACCGCTGGTAACGTAGAACTTGGCGATAACTCCGTTAATACGTTTATTAAAGGTAAGGAATTTAAACACTATGATGGTACAGATAGTTTCACAGTACTTACCACCAAACATTACGGAACGGCTATTTATAAGAAAAAGGATGTAGACGATAACTTTGTTAAGAAAACAGAAGTAGACCAATTAGGTTTTCCATATTCTAAAATTGAAACGGCAACAGATTGGAATACATTCACAGAACAAGGTGCTATTGAAATTAACTTTGATGGTGGTGCTAATAACCCTCCACGTAGCCACAAACAAGGGATGCTAATCGTAATGAACTTTGGCAAAGGTGCAATGATAGACCAAACATTCCATGCGTTCAATGGCGAAACCTACCACAGAATGTTCATGGCTAATCAATGGAAATCTTGGGGTAGAGTACAAACATCCTTGAATAGCCGATTGAAATTGTGGAGTGCTAATGGTGGAAATGAGGTGTATGTTGAATAATGCCTAACTTAAAAGTTAAGAAAGGGAACGATACACTAACCTTTGAACTGACTGATAACTTGCGTGATGTAGGTGAAAAACGATTGCCGATAGTTATTAATGGTAAAACATATTATGCACGATTAGGGGCGGATAAAACCGCCCTTGTGGTGCAACGTACATCGAATGGTAGCAAGAGTTATGTTCAAACAAGCCCTATTTTATTTACTACTTGGAATTGGCAAAAGTACACAAATGATGTTAGAGGAACTGAAAAAATGTTTGTGTATTTACCTAAAGGAAGATATAGAGCCACAGTAAGCGCAAGTCGTAATGAAAGTAATGAGTTTAGCGTTGCTACATCAAAAGACATTGAGGTTAATGTGTCTACTGTAGCAAGTTTCCCTAATCAAAAAGCTATATTTAATGTTGATGGATGGAGAAAAGAAATATTAACTAGCGATAGTAAACTAACCATTAAGATAGAACGAATTGGAGAGTAAGTATGATTGAAGTTTTTCTTCCACCATTTATGGTAGAGGTTTTTAGCGTGAGTGAGGCGGTGAGAATTTCACTAGCCATATTTACAAGTGTTGTATTGGTGTTTGTTGATACATTGTTGCGTGTCTTAGTTGAGGCACGCAATTTTAATTTGGCTACTAATAGGGAAATCACTTTCAAGAATATGTTCCTTGCGATCATATGGCGAGGATGGGCGAGCGTTGAAGTTGATGGACACCAACGCAGATTTCTAGTAAGTGGAAAACTACGAGCAGATATGACTAAGAAATTAGTTAAATCTTATCCATGGTTATTCCTCTTATCATTCATTCTCTTAACCTTGCCTGATGTGGATATTCCGATGTTAGGTCGCATTGATGTATTCCTATCTACATTGATGTATCTAGTACCTATTATGGTTGAGTTAGCATCTATTGTGGAAAATATGATTGAACTTGAATTTGTAGAAAGTGCATGGTTTCAACGTGCAATGAGTTTGGTTAAGGAATTGATAGCGTTCGTGAAATCAATAAAGGATGCGATTAAATGAAGATTAATTATGAGGACACTATAACTTTAGTGGCACTTGCAGCCGCACTAATCATGACTATTTACTTAGAGCAAAAAGACTTGGCGAGTGTAATAGTCGGTGTATTAGGCGGTTATATTGGTGCTACTGGTGGTGTTAAGCGTTCCCAATATATGAATGGGGGCAGCAATGACAAAGAAAAGGAGTAATTACAATGGCTGAATTAGGACAGTTGAGTGCTGAATATGAAAGTAATGGTGATCCAGCGTGTGTATCTAGTGGCATCAATGATGCTGGCGGTATCTCTTATGGCACATATCAACTAGCAAGTAATTGTGGTAGTGTTGATGCATTTCTTGGTTGGGGTTTAAAACAAGGTGGCTTTTACACCGATTATGCTAGAGCCTTGATTGATAGTGGAGAAATCAATTCTGATGGGTTCATTGCTAAATGGCAAGAATTAGGCACACTTGATGCGGTAGGCTTTGAGAAAATGCAGCATGACTATATCAAGTCCGCATACTACGATGTAGCCTGTGAGTATCTTAAACAAAATCTATTCAATGTAGAAAAACATTCTAACGCATTAAAAGATGTAGTGTGGAGTAGAGCGGTACAATATGGTACTGGTGAAATCGTCAATATGTTCAACGATGCCTTAAAGCTAATGGAAAAGGCATTGAATATTGAATTGCCTAATTTATCCTATATTGATGATAAGCGTTTTGATTATGACCTTATCGCTGGCATCTATGATACGTGCATGAACCTTGAATGGAATAGTAGTGCATTAAGGGATAGCCTAAACAATCGATTTGCAGATGAAAAGTTTAAGGCTTTAAAAATGCTAATGGAAGAGGTAGAGGGGGCATAGGTGAATGTTTTATCTACGTAAGGTACTAACTTATATCAAAGCACACAAACGCACCGCACAGGTGCTAATTCCGATGCTAATATTTATGTTGGTGTGTATGGGGTGCTATCACATATACAAACAAAAACAGATTGAAAAGCCTGTTGTAATTACGCAACAACAATCTAAATCACCTACAGAATTATCAAAAGCAATTCACGTTACAGAACAACAAGCACAAGAAGTTATTTCCATTAAGGAAAGAACTCAACCAGTAGCGACTTATTACACACAAGCACCTACAGTTGAAGTTGCTGCAGAAAAGGTTAAAAAGGATATTGCACATAGTAACCCTAACTTGCCTAAAGTGGCCACAGAAAAATCTGATAGAACTGCAGTAGTGGCCAACACAGACGAGCAAAAAGTAGATGTGTATAAGATTAATCTAAATAAAGAACATAAGATAAAAGTTGGTGTTACTGTGATTGATAAAAAGATGTATGAAACTATCGGTTATCAAGCTGGTAGAGTTGAAATGCTAGGGCATTTTGAGGGAACACAATTCAAAGGTGGTAGTGTACTGTATACAGTAAAGGCATGGTGATCTAATCTATCTCCGAGTTGCACGGCTTGCAACAATCAACTGTTAGTTGACAGTTAGGATATATTGATTAAAAGGAAAACATTATGGCACAAGTATTTACATTCGAGGGAAAAACACATCAATTCACAGAAGATATTCAACCTAACCAAGAGGGGTTATATATGGCAACCTTGGTAGACCAAAACAACGTGCGTTGTGAAATGTGGTTTGTTAATGGTGAATTGCACCGCTTAGTAGAATTAGATAAATAAAACAAATTGAGGGTAGCGTAATTGCTACCCTCTTTTTTATTGCCGTCAAAAATTCGTCAAAAACTGATTTTAAAATATGGTGTTTTCTGTAGTTGGTTTTAATAAACCACGATATAAAACTTTGATTATTACAACGTATTTTGAAATTTGAAATAAAATTAAGCGATATAACCTTTTATGATCGTTAAGATTGTAAGCTTAAAAAAATGCTTAATTACTGTATCTTTTAATTGTTGGATATCTAATTCGTCAAAGATCGGAA